CGCCCAGTGCGCCACCGACAGCGCGGCCTCGTCCTCGTCGTCCAGGAGCGCGGCCTTGTACCTGCCGTGCGAGGGCAGCTGGGCCGCCAGCCGCAGCAGCTTCGGCCACGGGTGACGGCCCCGGAACCAGTCGAGGAGGTCCAGGTGCAGGTGGGCGTGCAGGTCGTACTCGAGTGCCTCGCCGAACTTGTCGATCAGTCCGACGAGGGCAGCGGGTTTCCCGTCATCACGTCGACCCCGAACTCCACTCCCACATCGGTGATGATGCGCCGCAGCACATCCCCGGGCGCGTCCTCGAACAGCTTGATCAGCCGGTTCCCCGGCTCGTCGCCGAACAGGATCCGGATCACCTCGGCGGTGCTCGGCGCGGCGTCGATGAGCCGCAACTTCCCCCCGGTGGGGTAGTGGATCAGGATGGGGTCCCCGTCGGGCATGGGCAGCTCCACGGGTTCCCTGGTGGCCTCGGCGACGTAGGCGTCCCAGCCCTTGAGCTGCTTGGTCACTTGTCGCCTTCGGGCTTGGGCTCCGGCCGGGCGGCCTGGGGTTTCGGCGCCGGCTGCCTCTTGGGCTTGTAGCCACGCGCCTTGAGGTTCGCCGCCTCGACTGGAGTGGAGGCAACCCACTCCTGGCCATCACGGTCGACGAGCACGATCTCAGCCACGGGCATGCCTCACTTCCAGGTCAAGCCGCGGAAGGAAGCCGGATGCCCCTCCGCGGTTCACGGATCGGATGGGCCAGCGCGGACGAGCGGGGCGAAGTGAGGCGGTCATGACCAGCCCATCGTGGTGGTCCGCGACATCCAGCCAGGGCCGCCGTACATGTGGCGGGCGTGGGTGCCGGCCACGGCGTCCACGTAAGCCGTCAGCGTCACCTTGTACTGGATCGCGTCGCCGGCATCGGTGAGCTTGATGCTGTCCATGTCCGTGACGCTCACCCGCGGGTACAGGGTCGCCCCGTAGATGCTGTCGGTGCCGGAGAGGTCGGTCCACAGCACCATGCAGCGGTAGTAGATGGTGTCCGGCCGGGTCGCCTCATCGAAGGAGACCTCCTTCGTGGTGGCGTCGAAATCGGCCGGGTCGAGCAGTACACCGAACGCGAGCTGCAGGGACAGCCTCTTGGTCTCCTGCAGGGTGAAGTCGATCGTCGAGTCCACCTTGCTGATGTCGCGCCGGGTGGGCATCGCCGAGCCGAGGGACTCCGTCTCCTGGGAGTCGACCTTGCGGCCCTGGTTGATCCCGTCGCCCTTGTCGACCCACCCGACGTCGAGGAACCCCGTCGGCAGGGCCTCGAGGGCACCGGACGCGCCGGACGTGAGGGACGTGGGCAGGGCCGTGGTCATCGGGGCGATGAACACCGCCCCGTCCAGGCTCTTGCGGATGTGGTCGGTGTTGCGGGACAGCATGCCGCTGAAGGCAACCATCGGGGGACTCCTCGCAGGGTTCGGCGAAGTGGCCCCGGTGGTCACCGGGGCTGGAACAAACAGGGAAGGTCAGGCGGCGCGGGGCCGCCGCATCTGGATCTCGTAGGTGGCGACCACGACCCGCTGCTCCGGGTCGGGCCACGGGACCTGCTGCGCGGGCGTCGTCGTCAAGGAGTTGTCGATCGTGACGCGGGACAGTCCGCCGGGCAGCACCACCTCGGTGGCGCGCGCGGCGAGGATGTGCTGCCGGACCTGCTCGGCGAGCACCCACGCGTTGCCGCGGTCGGTGCCGAAACACGCCACCTCGAGCGACGCGAAGTCGGTGAGCCCATCATCGGAGCCGCCTGTGCGCTGCACCCGGATCAACGGTGGCACGATCTGCGGGCCCGTCGCGGTCACCGTCTCCGCCGCTGTCAATGGCTGGAGCAGTGCCAGGCCCACCTGCTCGGCGTCCGCGAACGAGGGCAGCAGCGCGACCATCAGACCCGCCGGCCTCTCTTGGGGCTGGTCACGTGCTCCGCTGCCCGCTTGAGCACGTGGTGCCCACGCTGCACCTCGATCACCGTCGAGTAGGGCGCCTCAGCCACCACGGCCACGGCGGCGCGAGCGGCGAACCTGCCGCGTGCCGGGATCACCGCGGGGGTGGCATCGACGTGGATGCTGTCGCGGTAGCGGCCCGGGTGTTCGTCATCCGGCGGGGTACCGACCGGGGCGATGGACCGGGCGAACACCGCGGCCTCCTCGGCCGCGGCAGTGCAGAGCGCACGCGCCTCCGGGCCCACCAGCCACGGGTTGAGCCCGTTGTAGTCGGGCACGTACCTGTACTGGGCCATCAGCCCCCCTCAGCCGGTGACTCTGGTCAGCGCGGCCCGGATTCCGGGTTGCCACCCGGTGAAGGGTGACTGCGGTGCGCGGGGGTCTCCGGACACCGACCACAGGGCGCCATCAGGGAGTTCGACCACATCCGTGGCCACCAGGTCGGCACCGGCGGGCGCCAGCAGCGTCAAACCCGTGACCACCGTGTCCCGGCGATCCGTGGACTCCGTCGACGAGTGGGGAGCGATCCCGCACCCCTCGATGACATGCGAGACGGCATCCGTGGTGTCGCCGTAGCGGTCGCTGGTAGTTCGGTGCACGGTGATGGTGACGCCGTGGTCGAACGTCATCCGCGCAGCTCGATAGTCGTGCCGCCGCGGCGGTAGGTGTTGAGGATCTGCCGGTCGGCGTCGGAGAAGCTGAGCGGCCCGGAACGCGCGAACCCCGCGAGCTGGTAGCTGTAGGTGTCGGCGGCCTGCGCCGAGACGACACCGCCTCCGCTGCTGGCGGGCAGCGAGAGGATCGCCGCAGCCTTCCCCGCGACGACGGCCACAATGTCGCCGGGGATCTCGGTGAAGCCGTGGGTGTAGGTGACCTCGACGATCGGGGTGCGGTACAGGAACAGGTCGGCGAGGGACTCGGACAGGTTGATGATCTGACCGGAGTCGGAGTAGATCCACAGTTCGTTCCCGCCGTCCCAGGTCCACGCCGGCAGCGTGATCCGCTGGCCGACGTCACCGATGACCACGACCGTCTCGATGGACACGACAGGACGTTGCGGGAGGCTCACCCTGCCGCCGACGGGACGGAGCCGCTGGGTCGTCTGCTCCCGCGTGAATGACCGGCGGGTGTAGTTGCGGACCACGGCGCTGGCGTCGTTCAGGGCCGCCTGGGCCTGCCTGACCTCCGTGGGCGCGAGGTCCCGTCCGAGTCGGTCCTCGACGTCGCCGATCTCCGCGAGAGCAGCCACCAGCCACCCCCCCTGCGCGTGAAGTTGCGGTCGGCGAGGTCGTCAAGTCGGACAGAACACCAGGGTCAGCGAGGTGCGAACCGCTCCATCGCGGCGCAGAAGTGGGCCAGGTCCCCCTCTGGGTCCAGGCTCGCGGCGAGTGCCTTGGCCTTCTTCGACGCCGCCGCCCACGCGCGGGGCTTCAGTAGCCGCCCGATCGCCGCCACCCAACCGTCCGCGTCGTCACGGTCCACGAACGTCCCCGCATCACCCAGCGCCTCCCGCAGCCCCGACGTGGGGTGCGCGATCGTCGGGATCCCCGAACAGGCAGCCTCGACGGCCACACGCCCGTAGCTCTCGTACTTCGACGGCATCAGGATCAGCCTGGTGCGGGCGTAGACGAGCTTGGGCATGTCCTGCGCCGCGACGTGCGGGACGATCTCCACATTCGGCAGGCCACCCGGCGGGCCCGCCTCCTGCTCCCCGTACGCGCCGTGCACACCCAGGAACCGCACCTCCGGGAGCCGCTCCGCGAGCTGCCAGAACAGTTCCCCGCCCTTGTCGTCCCACAGGTTCACCAGCGTCACCCGGTCACCGGGTTCCGTGGCGTACTCGTCCCTGTCGATCGCAGGGTGCACCACAACGCCCGGAGGAACCTCGGTCTCGGCCCTGCCCAGCCACTCCGCCACGTCATCCCGCACCCACGTGGTGTTGTAGACGACCAGGTCCGCCGGGCCGCGGCGGATGCAGTGCTTTACCGGCTCGTGCTGGTTGTGCAGCACGTGTACTAACGGGATCCGGTGCATCTTGCACAGCACACCCGCCCGCAGCGTGTTCTCCAGATGTGTGACCACGACGTGCGGCCTGTCCGGACTGTCGTCCTCGAACCAGCGGAACGGGTC